ATCCCTTTTTGTGCACCTCTGCTGAGTAGAGGTGCCTCCCCGTGTCTGGACGGGGGGTGGGTGTGCGTACGCTCGTACGGTGTGCCTTTGGGAGACGCGCCAGGCCACCAGGCTTCCATCCAATAAGGGAGGGGTAGGCTGCAGACATTTTGCTTGTAGGATTTTTGCTGTTGGAACTGGCCAACACCTAAACCCGTGCCCGATGGTTGCAGATACCTCGCGCCAAGAAGTGCAAGGGCTTAGCGGGCGCCTTGCTTATACTATCACAACACCTTTCTTTTCCAATGACAATTAATCCAAACCAAATGACGTTAAGCTCATGGAAGGGGCGTGCCACATGCAAGAACGCCGCTCAACGGTGTAGTACCCGAATGCCCGTACTTGCAGTTCGAAGCTGCTTGCGGGAGCTAGGGGGGAAGCCCCAACCAGGAGTTTCTGCGGTACATTGCGTCCCCGGGGTACTGCGGCAATCAAGGGGCAAGCGCCAGAGGGTGAGGGGTCAGACCCTGCTTAGCAAGGCTGGCTGGGCCCCAACCAAGGCCATACTCGGCGTACCAGGCTTTGCTTGGGACGCAACCCTCGCCCTTGATTCAAATTACAAACGATACACGCAAACCGGGATGTTTCAAATGGCACCAAGAAAAGCAGATTGGCGATTGGAGATGAGAGCTCTGCTGGCTGATGACAGGGCCTCATGTTTGTGGCATGCTTTGGTGGAAATTTGCACCCATGCACAGATGGACCAGTTGTTAACGTACGGGAGAGATCACGAAGGTTTGTCCCGTGGGTGGTGCACACGCGAGGTGGATGCAATGTTTGCGGCCACAGGTATCAACATGAGCGTCTGGATTGCCGCGCTCGGGCCGCAGGACAAGATTGCACCACTACAGGTTCGATTTGGACAGGGTCAGAAGGGGGTCGCTTTTGTACTGCACACGGATAAGGGCAGGCCGGAGCCTCATTGGCTGCCTGTGCGCAATGTGAACCCTCGGGTCCGCATTCGTGCAACACCCCAGGAAGTGCAGGACTATAGAGCACTCGGCTTTCGGGCCCAAGGGCCAGATTGGACGGAGGTGATGCGGGATGTCATCGACGTCGACGAGCGCCTTAGGGATCAGCCCTGGCGCGTTGACCTGGCAGTGCCCCGCCCTGATGAGGTCCAAATCTTGGAACTGGGGGACATAACCATACTGGAGGGGGTCAATGCTATTGTTGGCGTGCACCCGCCACCAACGTTGCAACCGGACAACATACCCGTCGTTCACGATTTGAATGACGCTCTTGAAGTTCTAAGACGGATGTTGTTTGGCATCAAGTATTATCAGATTGGAAATGCACGGTTGCTCGAGGTGGATGCAGATTATGCAAAAGGATTCCCCAATGCTTTTGAAAGGTGGATTCGTTGTGGTAGGACAATGTGGGAGTTTCACCCAGATGTGTTGCAGGAATGCAAGCCTGAGCCTGACGACCTCTTTTACATCAAGGATGACATGGCAAAGCATCCCTTGAAGCCGGATCAACATGCCAATGGCTGCTACCGAATTGAGGCAACGCGACGGATCAGAACAAATGACTATTGCTTTGAGCTTGTTGATTTGTTGCATTTGCGCTCAGAGCAGGGCAGCTTCAAAGTGTACTCGCTAGATGTTGTCTCTCAGAATTTGTGGTCTCGCTCTCATTCCTTGCTGACACTTGGGTTGACCACGATTTGCCGGTGGCGCACTTCAGGGTGTGAGCCGGTGTTTCGGCGAGAGCTGGAGGATTACAAGGTTGACCTGGCAGACTTTGGAGGCTGTCGGAAGACATATTTGCAAGCATTCTTCACCATCATCGCGCAGCACTTGAACAAGACTGAAGAAGGCAAGAAGATGATGGGAACTCTTAATACAGTGAGGCAAAACATGCTTGCGAAAGAGGCTGAAGGTGAACTCCCGAGGGATTACAACCCCTTGAACACATTAGCCGCAATTTGCTCGATGGATTCGCAGTTGGAGCGGCTGCTTTCCATCCCGGGCATGGCGCGCGAGTAGGGCCGCCATCCACGCTGCTGCAGATCATGCGTCCGGGATCCACCAGCCAAGTACTCGGGCTGGAAGCACCGGATATGTGAGCAGTGTCGGGAGGCTCTAGTGAGATTGGGGTTTGTCACTTCTCAAGGTCTGGAGTTGTTGTTGGGAGTCCAAGTGTCCGGAGGCTATCATGGCCGTGTCCATTTCCGGGACTCGGAGCTCCCACCCCCGCCTGAGAAGTGGGAAGGACCAGATGGAACTATCCTTCCTGGCCCACAAGAAGATGATGATGGGCCTTACCTGAAGATACGCAACTCTGCGCTTCCCCGTCACCGCAGAGGTTCGCACAAGTGGGTTGATGCGGAGAAGCAGGACTTGGCGCTTTTACAGGCGTTCAACGTCCACGAAGGCAGGCAGGTGGCGCGGCTTGTTGGGCCTGTGATTAGTGGAATCATACCTTACTATAGTGCCAACACCGCTTACAATTGTTTGAAAGCCATAGCTTGCAGAATGTTCCGCTACCCGCAACCGCCCGCCCCTGGAGTGTGGGAGTGGGCGTCACAGTTCAAGCACTTCCTTTTCCCCGCTTATGAGCAGCCCCCAGAGGAGATGGGGGTTTGGGAGTGGCTTGAGAGCATGCCGTCACACCGGCGACGCGTGCTCAGGGAGGTCCTGCAGGAATGGTTGGTATGCCCAGATTGGCAACCAAAACATGCGAAGTTTCATTCATTCCTAAAGTTTGAGCCGTTGCCACGCGTTGATAAAGACCGGGACGGGATCTTCGACCTCCAGTTTTTGGTCGACAGATTGATCAACGCACCGCATGATGTCACTCACATCATTGCGGGACCCAAGATCAAGCCATACCTTGGGTGGTTAAAGAAACAGTGGCACAGGGACAATTTTCTCTTCTACGGCTCGGCTAGCCCCGAGGACCTCCAATATTGGTTGGCGCGCTGTACGTCCAAAGGTCGTAGGCTTGTGTTTTGGAGCGATTACTCTATGTTTGACAACTCCCACAATTTGGACACGTGGAAGTTTGTTGAGCACTTTTACAGACAGCACAAGGCCGATGATCTTTTCCAGAAGGTGCTGGATGCCTGGCGAGTTCCTGAGGGCACGCTGGGCAAGGACGTGAAGTACCGGGGGCGTCCGATGAACGCTAGCGGGCGCGATGATACCGCCTTGGCCAACGCCTTGCTCAATGGTGTTGCCATGGTGTTGTGCGTCACCGCTTCCTGGTTTAAACTGCCGCTGACCCAGGTCAAGTTGTCTCACGTACACTTGATTTCAACAGAACTTGACCTTTCAGTTTGTGGGGATGATGCACTAGGTTTCCTCCCATGGGTACCAGAAGAGGAGGCGCTCGGCTTCATCAACCGGGCGAAAGAGGCACTTGCGCAGATGGGCTTCAAGGCCAAAATGTTTTGCTCGGACCGATTTGAAGATGCAGTGTACCTGGGTCACCGCCCGATCCAGGTCTCTGGCTCTTGGTATTGGTCTAAGACGCTAGGACGCTGCCTTTGGAAGCTGGGGTTGCAAAACTCCCTTTCAGGGGATGGATGGGCTCACTTCATGGGCATTTGCAAGATGCATGAGGTTTGCTCAAAGCACGTCCCGGTATTGGCAGACATTGTTGGCGCTTATCAGGCCGTTGGGGATGGATCCAAGGTGAATGCCTGGACCCCAAATCCTGACAAGCCGTGGGAAATGATGGGCATGTTCGGTCCAAAGTACTATGACGACGACGCCATCTTTTCCATTGCATCTGCGTATTCAGTCACGCGAAGACCGTGCCGAAAAGACCTAAGTGCGGAGGATGTGGTGGTAACAGCCAGTGATGTCAGGGATCTCATTTCCTACGTCAGGCGGACCATCACACAACCAGGGCCGTGTGTCTTGGATCATTGGTTGCTTAGACACATGGTGTGGGTCGACGAGTTGTAATTCACTGCAGAGGAATGTCAAATGTTGCACAGGTCACGTTTCCTGGTCGAGGTAGGTCACGCAGTAGGGCACCGAAGAGAACCCCTACGGTGCGTGTTGAGGTTGCGACCAAGGCAAAACCAGCTCAAAGCAAAGGCAAGAAGGGGCAGAGCAAGCGTAAGAAGCAGCCTGCGAAAGCGAATTTCATGTCTGAATGTGCGCGCAAGTACCTTTCAGCCATCACCAGACCGTTTTCTAGTGAGGCTGAAGGCGCGTGCCTCCCGTATCCCCCGGACCGTAATTCCCAAAAGGTGACTGCCCTCACAAGGTTTAACTTGACGGCTGAAGGTTCCGGGGATGCTTGGGTGATGATTGCGCCATGTTTAGCAAGTGATTACATTGCTATCTGGACCAACGCAGGTTCAGTTACGATTCCTTTCACAGTTGCAGCTTTGAACACTGCACCCGCAAATTACACAGGTTATACCTTTGCTACCCTTCCTTATTCAGGTTCAGATTTGGCCACACCTGGCTTGGTGGACGGACGAGTTGTGTCAGTCGGCATTCGCATGACATATACAGGGAGTGTTTCGGCTATGGCCGGCACATACTTTGCTTATTCTGAACCAGGCCATGGGAATGTCAATTGCACTGGCCTTTCCTTCTCGTCTGGTCTGTTCACGGCTACAGAAACGAGCGTTCGCCGTGTTACTGATCAGAAGTTTGAGATTGGCTGGACTGTGGTGAACGATAATGAGCACTCTTATGTTGGAGGTTCAAGTTTTCTGAAGAATACCTCAACCGGCAACAATTTGGCTCTTTATCCATGGTCCAATGAAATAGATGTGAATGGGAAGGGTGTGAATACTGCAGGTTATCTCCTCAATGGGGCTCCAAGCCTAATTGCAGGGGTAGCTGGTGGAACTTCGGCGGGCAAGTATTATGTTGAGGTCATCCAACATGTGGAGTATGTTGGCAAGAAGGCCTCAGTTGGGCTCACACCATCGCACAACGACCACAATGCAGCCAATGTCATAACGGCTGCGGCTGATCGTGCTGCTGGTGAGTTCTCTGCCCGACCCGAGGAGTCCTGGTCCAAGTGTGTGTCTCGCGTTCTTAGAAACGTTGTCAGCGAGCATGCATCTCAAGGGACCAAGATGGCTTTTGGGTTTGCCACACGGGTGGCGGCCGCACGCGTAGGTAGACGACGCGGTCAACTTGCCCTCAATTAAGTTTAGAAAAGGGTTGGTTAGGGTGGTTCCGCTATATAACCAGTTCTGGGGCTACGGCTCGTGCTGGCATGGTAAGCCACCACAGAGTGGCGTCTGGGGTTTTTATTCCTGGGCCATGGCGGAAATTTGCTATTTTAACCCTCTGCTCTGCCAATTCCGTTAGAGGCCTGCTGTGATGTGCACAACTGATTTGCGGGCTTCTTCAATTTGGCACCAGGCCGTTCAAAGGGCCAGGCTGACCTTATTTTCCTATATTTTCACCTCAAATAGAACTGATGAGTGCGGGGCGCCGAACGAAAGCACTCAGAAAGACCCAACCTGGAACACTGGC